CTGTCCTTGAATAAGTTCAGCAACACGTTTAATTGAGTCATTACGGAAAGACGTAATATGAAGAGGATCTGTGGGTTTAAAATCTTTATAGCAATCCATGATCATTTCTAAACCTTCACAACAATCTTCTGCATAAAGAAATTGTCTTTCTTCAGTGCCATCCGTAAGCATTTCAAATTCACCTTCTTCAAATCCACGACGAATAAAATCCGTAATAACGTGAGATTTTTCGTGATCTTTTTCTACACCATAAACGTTCCAGAACTTTACGGTTAGTCCACCAAGAGTTTGGGTATAAAGTTCTCCAACTCTTTTCAGAACTCCATATGGAGAGTAACTCATATTACTCATCTGAGAAGAAGCAAATACAAATGGTTTACGATATTCGGCAAGATACTGAAACACGTTTACCATAAGTCTTGCATTATTATTGATAAAATCATAAGTATGCTGATATTTTTTTAGATACCTTGATCCACCAACATCAAAAGCGAGAAAGAATACAAAGTCTGCAAGACGAATATCATGCATAAGTTTAGTATTTGGGATCTTCGTAAGATCCTGATCATCTCCATTTACAATATCAAATTCAGTAACTTCGTGTCCTTTTTTACGAAGATACTCTGTTAGATAGTTCCCGATTTGTCCACCGGAACCCAAAATAGTTACTTTCATAATCAAACAGGATGATAAAATACTTTAATTTGAGATTCAATCCACTGATAAGTTTTACGGATTCCTTCTTCAAGAGACTGTGAATAATCCCAACCAAGTTTCTCTCTAATAAGATCATTGTTAGAATTACGTCCACGAACTCCAAGTGGAGCATCCAACTTATGCATTTTTTGAACGTTCTTACCCGCAACTTTAGCCGCAGTATCTACAAGTTGATTAATAGTTACCATTTCTTCTGAACCAATATTTACGGGTCCAATAAAATCGCTATCCATCATTCTGCGGGTTGCTTCAATACATTCATCAATGTACAAGAAGGAACGAGTTTGTAATCCGTCACCCCATACTTCAATTACTCCACCTTCTTCTGGGAGATTGGCAACTTTCCTACAGATTGCTGCAGGGGCTTTCTCACGTCCTCCATCCCAAGTTCCTTCAGGTCCAAAGATATTATGATAGCGAGCAACACGAACGGGAATGCTATAGTTGCGGTTATAAGCGAAATATAAACGTTCGCTGAAGAGTTTTTCCCACCCATATTCAGAATCTGGGTTTGCTGGGTATGCAGATTCTTCACGGCAATCGGGATTATTGGGATCAAGTTGATTGTGTTCTGGATACATGCAAGCAGATCCAGAATAGAAAATTTTAGTTTTATTTACTTCTTTATAATCATTCAATTGCCGTTGTGCCTCAAGAACATTGAGATTAACAGTTACTGAATTGTGCATGATGTCTGCATCGTTTTCACCAGTAAAAACAAATCCTGCTCCACCCATATCAGCAGCAAACTGGTAGATCTCATCAAATGGTTCGGCAAATTTATCAGCAATTTGTTGATAGAAATTTCCAAGATATCCTGTAAAACGAATGCATCTTTCAACAAATCTTACATCTCTGAGATCTCCCAAAATAAATTCATGAGCTGCACTTTCTGAATATTCAGGACGCTTTAGATCTACCCCACGAACCCAATAACCTTCGGATCGTAGTCTTTTTACCATGTGACTTCCAATGAAACCACCAGCACCAAGCACAAGTGCTGTTTTTGTATAATCACTCATAGATTAATAAATTACTCCTATTATATATTGTACATTATAAACAGATTGTCTGCAAGCCTTCTTGCAAAGAAATGCTCTGCTCAAACCCAAGAGATTTAAGTTTATCCGCATTCAATGCAAAGTTTTTTGCTTGAGCAATCTGATTGAATTTTGGTGTTTCGACAGAAAGTAGTTCACTTTCGCTGTTCAAAATTTGTTTTACCCTTTCAATAATTTCTCTAAATGGTAAAGCAGTTCCACTTGCAATGTTGTAAATTTCATTTACCTCGCCCTCGTCAACTACAAGTTTGAGTGCCCGACAAATGTCAGTCACATGCATATAATCTCTGAGTTGCATTCCATCATCGTACAAAGTGATTGGTTCATTTTTTTTCATCAAACCAATCAGAAATCCAAGAACATTCTTCTTTGCAGATACAGTTTTGTCTTGTCCATAAACATTTGCAATTCTCATAATGCGATATTTTACATTGAAAGTTTTGCAAAATGATATCAACAATTGTTCTGCTGTTCTTTTTGTAATTGAATAAAAACCTCTTGGATCACAGGGATCATCTTCTTTGGCATAAAGAATATCTGATCCGTAAACAAAACCAGTACTCACATAATTAAAAATGAGATCATTATCTTTACAATACTGAAGAACATCCAGAAGTACTGTCAGATTAGTTTTTACATCTAATTGCAAATCATCAAATACATTATAATTTGAGATTGTACTGATTAGATAAAGAATATTTTTAGACTTTGGTTTTCTTTCTTCCCTAGGAATTTCAATTACATTATCTGGATACATACCACAAAAAGTACCACCGATAAAACCAGTAGCACCGTAAACAGAAATTTTATCAGACATATTTTTCGCAAGTGATAAATGTTTTTCCAAGTTTATCTTTTGGAGAGAGAATTGGTTCGTTCACAATTCCCCAATCAATATTAAGAACTGAATCATTCCACAAAAGAGTTCTTTCATGTTCTGGATAATAGTAGTCAGTAATTTTATAAGTTACCTCAGCTTCATCAGAAATAACATAAAAACCATGAGCAAATCCTGCAGGAACCCAAACCTGTTTGTCATTTGAATCTAACAAAATTTTAGCATACTTACCAAAGGTAGGTGAATATACACGAAGATCTACAATTACATCTAAAACAGTTCCAACTGTGCAACGAACCAACTTACCTTGCGGATTTTCTATTTGATAATGAAGTCCCCTCAAAACTCCTTTAACTGATCGAGAGTGATTGTCTTGAACAAAATTCTTTACTCCAGTGATTGCCTCAAATTTTTTATCATTAAAAACTTCGATAAAAAATCCGCGATCATCTTCAAATTTATTATTTGTAATGACGTATGCGTCTTTTAAACTAGTTCCGATTGCGTTCATACCATTCAATAGTTTTTTCTAAACCGTTTTCAAGATTAAAACGGGGTGTCCATTTTAATTCGTGACGAATTTTTGTAATATCCGTAGAGTAGCGACGATCATGTCCTGGCCTATCTTCAACATATTCTACCATATTCTCTTTCATATTCATACGATCAAGAATTATACGAACCAAGTCAATGTTGCGAATCTCACACTCTCCGCCAATATTATACTTTTGTCCAACTCTTCCCTTCAACCAAACTTCACACAATGCTTCACAATGATCTTGCACATATAACCAATCCCGAATTTGTTTTCCATCTCCATAAACGGGAATTTTTTTCCCCTTCATCAAATTACTAATAATTTTGGGAATCATTTTTTCAGTATCTTGTCTTGGACCGTAGTTGTTAGAGCAATTCGTAATTACAACAGGAAGTCCATAGGTATTGTGATATGCCATGACAAAATGATCCGATGCAGCCTTTGATGCGGAATATGGATTGCGAGGAGAGTAATTAGAATTTTCTGTAAAATATCCCTCTTCAATTGAACCATAAACTTCATCAGTAGAAATATGGACGAACTTTTCTACTTCATGTTTGCGAGACAAATTTAAAAGATTTACAGTTCCATTAATGTTTGTATGGAGAAACTGAGAACAATCTTCAATTGAATTATCTACATGACTTTCTGCTGCTAAATGAAAGATTGTTTTTGGTTTATGTTTTTTAAAAATAAATTCACAATTATGTTCATCCGCAATATCTGTAGTATAAAACTTAACAGAATCTGGAATATTGTGCCAATTTGCAGCATAAGTAAGTTTATCGATGCAAACAATTTCTTCATCAACAGTTTTTACTAAATGATGAAGTAAGTTACTTCCAATAAAACCTGCGCCACCTGTAACTAGAATCGTCATGACTGATCGTTTGTAATCGAATACTTTTTCAGAAGTTCTGGAGAATATTGTTCTAGAATTTTTACATCAATTTTTTCTTCTCTTTTTTGTTTTTCTAAAAGATAAACTCTATTTCTAATTTCTGTTGAAGAATATTTATGCTTTCTCAGATGAAAGAAAAGTTCTATGCCATGATCGATGCAATATTGTTTTCCAGTAAAATCTCTATCTTTATATTCTTCACTTAAAAATCTGACATGAATTGTTTGAGTTTGAATTAGATTAAGAAGATCTTCTTCTGTTTCGTAGACTAAAATTTCATCAACATACTTACAAGCTTGCAACTGCACATATCTTTCATACACAGATTGTGTTGGTTTATTTTTAATACCTGGACGATCAATGGTTGGATCCACTTGAAGTGCAACTTTTAGATAGTCACACATCTCCTTTTCCATTTTGAGCATTGTAACATGTCCAGCATGAAATAAATCAAATGAGCTGCAATTAAAACCGATTTTCATATGTAAGAAGCTTTTGTTTGATTATACCAAAAAAGGAGAGTTTATGCAACTCTCCCATTAGGTCTTTCATGCACGCCACCAATTCTTTGACTGGAAATTGGAAACCAGGCGGAGAAAGAATTCCCCATCCGCACCACTTGCTCTTTGAGGAAGCAAGAAACCTAATAGGGTCATATTTGACTCCACCACCTAGTTTTACTTAACTAGGAAAAGTTGTACAACTTTTGATATCTCGGAAATACCAAAGAATGCACAAAGGAATAGGACATCCCAGAGTTTAAGTTTAATTGCAAACGGTATTGTGAGTAATCCTCCAACACATTTTAGAATTAAACCGTATTTAAAATCTCCCCATAACATGATTTGATAACCAATAATGAGAAGAAGGTTGCCAATGTATCTTAAGATACTTGCTTTAGACATTAGGGGTTTGCTCCCGACCAGTGCTGTTAAAGTCCATCCGTGACTATTTAATCCCAATCTAAAATGTCATCATCTTTAACGTAACAAGGAACACGATCAGGATCTAACCATTTCGCATATTCAATATCCTCCATTGCAGTAGAACATTGTAGCACGTTATCAAAAAGATAAATGTCATTCCAGCGTTTAGTGTATTCATTTTGTTTTTGCATACGGTAATCAGGTTTACCGTTGATTTCAAGAATACCTGCTTCAATGAAGCGATATCCCTCTCGTTCCAGAAGAACTTTTGTCATGCAACCTCAACAGTTTCAAGATCAGCAAGAACATACTCCATAAGCATCTCATAATCATCCAGAGGATCACCAGAGAATACTACGCCTTCATTTTCATAGAAGCGACGAACCTTTTTATAAAGTTTTGGATTCTTTACATCAAGGTAAAAATCGCCGTTTGCTGCTCCACGGAGGGTTTGAACGTCTTTCTTGAATTTTTCTGTAAGAGTCATTGTTTTGAGTGTTGACTTTGTTATTATAAGAAAATAGAACTTGAAAGTCAAGTAGGACAGTCTGTTATCTGTCCAGTGCTCCTTGCGTGGATCGAACACGCCTCAGGCGAATTATGAGTTCGCTGCATTCACCAGATTGCTAAAGGAGCAAGGTACGAGTGGGTGGATTCGAACCACCTCAAAGCCGCTAATCTGGCGGAAAGAGTTTATAAGGCTCCTCTGACTACCAAGTCTCACTCGCATAAAAGTTACCTTGAAGCAACATATAGGTATTATATGTTGCCTCGACTCAACAACCTTCTTCGTGATCGGTATGGATTTTAACTATCTCTTCAAAATCCAAATCTGATTCTTCAAATATTTTTATAACTTCATTATAGGGAACCATTATAGCATTTCCATGCTCGCTTCGTATCAAAAATGATTCACCAT